AATCCCTTGTTTAGACATTACTTAAAAACGTTTTTTCTTTATTTATAGTTAATATGGAGGGTTATCATCCATAGTCACCAATTGACTGTCAACTGAGGTAACACTTGAGTTAACTCTGTTAGTATCATAATAGAAAGCAGTTGCAACTGTACTATTTGCTATTGCATTTCTAGCTTGAGCAAATGTTGAGTCACCAACTTGAATTACCTTCAACAATTCATCATCTAATTTGATTACATCTCCTTTTGAAATTGATGAAATACCAGATGTAATACTGATACCTTGATCGTTAGGACCTACAGCATCAGCAACATCAACAGATAGTCTCTTATTTGAAAGAGGTGTCTGAATAATATTGTCAATCAAGATGAGTGCTTGCTTATTTGGTTCTGCAACTTTAAGTATTTGTGTTCCAGTTCCTAAACCAGTGAATTGGAAAGGAAGTGAAGTTGAGAAACCAGCAATTCTAAATTTAACATCATCAACTTTTTGTATGAACAAACGATCAGGCATGATGTCTGTTCCTAACTCCACAGGAGATAGTAAGATGTTATTAGTTGGTGTTGTTCCTCCAATGTATGTACCAGCGATTGAAATAACATTAGTGGAAGCGTATCCAGTTCCGCCATTTACAACCTCAACATTAGTAACATCTAAATTACTATCTCTAGTGACATTAAATGTTGCACCTGTTCCACCAAATTCTGGCACAGTTGATGGGACATTAGTATACACAGTTGTAATACCAGCAGCAGATCCTGTTGTTTTAGTAACAGGGAAAGTTAGGTTGTTAGCTGGAGTTGCACCACCTAAGTATGTTCCAGCAATACTTACATTGTCAGTAACAAAATATCCAGTACCACCATTTGTCAGAACAACAGCAGTTGATATACATTGACCAGTAGTTCCATCAAAATCAAATCTAACTTGGAATGTGGCACCAGTACCTCTAGTTGAGATGCCAGGCACACCACCTTCTGCCATTCCAAATCCATACAATCTAAACAGTGGGCCAGGAGGATTTTCTGTTACAGCAGTTCCTGTTACAGGGCCTGGAATCTGTATATTGTATCCATTTTCATACATTGCACTACCACCGACACCAGATGTCTTGACAGCCATGATAATATCTTTTGTTCCTGTGGTATGAGATGTAGTTCCAATACCAATCTTAGAACCACCTTGAGTGTCAAGAATAACAGCTTGACCAGTTTGGAAGTTGTGATTCTGAATACTAATGATGTTTAGTGCAAGGTCAACGTCAGCTGATGCTGCAGCATTAAATGATTTTTTGAAACATGGCACTCCACCAACAGTCAACCCGAACTGTTTACTACCAACTAGTGTTCCTGTTCTATCGTGTGATCCATTGAAACCAGAGGATATATCATCTAAGTTCAAGACCTTATTGGTCTTGTTCATAATGAAACTCTTGATGGGTCTACCTTCTGGGAAGAAGATTCTCTGCACAGAACCATTAGGTAACTGATCATCTTCAGTAACCATGGCAAAGTTATCTCTCTTGCCCATGTATATCTCATTATCAATATTGATAACAAGATCAACCTTAGTATCCACTGCCTGAACCTTCATGTTGACAGACTTAGCAATACCAACATTTACGAGAGCTTCTGCATCTTTCTTAGAATCACTCTCTATAATAAGATCAGAGAACTCTAAGAATCCAGATGGATGAACGATAGATTTTACAGGTTCTTTCCATGTGTCATATGGAAGTTTACTCTTGATGGAGTAAGAGAACTTCTGGAAGTAGAAGTTGTCAGATATTCTTTGACTGAAATCGTTAAGAATACCAGAGTTCATGTCATTCTTTGAAACTTTATCTCTCGTAACGCCTAGAGTTGTTCTAACACTGAATCTGTTTACATCTCTTACTTTACCTAACAACTGTGATACTTCACCAAACAAAGTGTCGCCTGGTATGAGAGTTCCAATAGTGTCTCTTAATCTCAACTGACTTATCTTACCGTTCCAACCATTCTCAACAACAAAACCTTCAAATGCTCTTGATGTTACTTTTTCACCAGAACTAAATTTAGCATCGTCAATAATTGTCATATTGAACTTCGCCATGTCATTGTAGTTGACAAGAGAACCTAAAGTAAAGTCATCATCATATGAACCAAGTGTGACAGTAGAAATGCCAGGAGCACCAGACATATCAAAAGTAACAGTTGCATTTGATGTGTTTACACCTGTAACTGTATAGAATGAGAAGTCATAATCAGAGGAGTTGAAGTTACCTTCCCCAAGAAGTAGAGAGCTTGGTTTTAATCTACAGTTTTCAACAAATACTTGATCACCAATAGCAAATGGTAACTTAGTATCTGTAGAACCAAACCCAGTAGTCACAGGTTGATTAAACTGTGCGTCTAGTAACAGTTCAGCAGTTACAGTTGTTCCACTATGACTGATAGCATCAATGTCATAACCATTAGAGTTATTAGTTGTGATGATACTTAATGGTTCACTAAACTCAAAAGCATTTTTGAGAATAATAACCTTGTCTACAGATCCACCAGATATTGTTGCCTCTATCTCTACATTACTATTACCACGAACTGCAAGTGTAGGAGGTTGGTTATATCTAACACCACCATCCACAACTTGAATCTCATCCATTCTGGCAATACCACTGATATCAACGATAGCTGGTACAGATAAGAACGGTAACAGAGTAGGATCAGTAGGATAATCAAATCCATCTTTGATTCTTTCAATAGTATCAATCTGACCAATCTCAGGAGATGAAACCTTTACGATAGCATCATTACCTTGTGTACTTGCAAAACCAATGACTCTAGGAAGAACAGTATATCCTTTGCCTGGGAAATTAATCTTAGTGGAGTTAATAGGTCCTCTTGCATTTTTAGATTCAGTGCTGTATGTGATTGTACTTACACCGATTCTTGATATAAACTTCTGTGTTTCTGGTGGTTTTTCTATTAAGTTGAAACTGAAAATTTTATCGTCCTTCTTGATAATTGAGTGTTCAGTCTTGAGAACAGTGTCCTTGAATGTTATGTTATTTCTGCCAGTAACATCAGTATCGGAAGATCCGTAGAGTTTTCTATTATCTGAAGGAACAACAGGAGTTAGACTATAGAATGTTTTCTCTGGCCAACTATTTGTTGTGTTGATAGTTACAGTAGCATTTGCATTTCCTGATACATCACTTCTTGTGATGTTAAATCCTGAAGCGTTTGTACCAGTTACATCTAGTCTCTCTTTGAAACTAATATCATCAAAGAAGTCTAGTTGCATATCCAACAAACTTGGATCAGATACATCAAATGTAATCGTATTACCAGTAGTAAACTCTAGAGGTGGATTTATCTTGGCAATAAAACTCTTATTGTTGGCAGATGCTTCTGTTACTGTTGTAATTCCAACAGGATTTGAATCAACAACATCTGACTTGTACTTACAAAGTTTAATTGCACCAACACTTTCTCTGAGAACAAAATATGTCTCATTGTTTACTAATCCAGTAATTGTATTTCCATTATCGTAGAATACGACTTTATCTCCACTCTGTAGTGACTCATCTGATACTGCGATCTCAGTTAAGTCGGCGGAGAAATCTGATACCGCAAAACCAATTTTTTCAGTTGTAATTTTAGCAATTACTGGGTCGTATCTGACTGCAACAGTTTCAGTGGATTGTGGAAGTGCATCTAAACTAATGATGTCTCCAGTAAGTAATCCATGAGCAGATGTAACTCCAACTTCACCAAAGAATCTTTCTACTCTACTTGTGACCTTTGGATAGTTAGTTGTGAAGGAATGTGCAAGTCCAGAGTTAGATGCTAAATTATAGAACCATACAGCGTCACCTGTGGTTGGAATACCAGTTGTAGATAATCCAATATAGTCTGGTTCAAAATTGATGGCATATACATCACCATTGTTCGGAAGGACTTCTGTACCAACACCAGATGTTGCACCAGCAGATACTTTAGCCCATACAAGGGAAGTTCCGCCAATACCCATGTTATAGGTTAGTTTTTGACCAGTAAAGAATGTATGATCTTTGATGTATATTCTTTGTTGAGGAACAAACCTATTTTCTATTGTTTGTACTGTGCTTAATCCAGTAAGAGGTAAAGTATAGTGTGTACCAGTAGATCCAACACCAACTGTCTGTTGTGGGTTGAAATAAGTGATAGTATTCTCAAAAGTGAATCTCATCACTGTAGAGATTCCTACTGGGAATGTAAACTTCTTAGGTTTAAGAATAATGTTGTTTGTACCTACACCATGAGTCATGGCAGCACCAACGAAGCTTTCTCTGTTTACAAAGAACCTAGAGAACTGTTCATCAATGGCAGTGATGGTAAATGACTCGGTTCCAATTCCTATAACGTCATTTACAGCAAAACCCCTTACATCAGTTACAAAAATAGATGTACTAGGTCCTGTAGCAGATAAGTCACCTAATTCAACAGCAAGACCAGAAGTTTTGTTAAATACACTAATTTTCTTAGGTCCATTGAACTCTGCAAAGGAGGCAGTGCTAATACCACTTAATACAACTGTTTCACCGTCTGTAATTTCATGTGGAACACTTGTAATACCAATAATGCTGTTTTTATCTTTTACAAGCTCTACATCAGTAAAAGTAGTAACTCCTATCTGTACTGAAGAGATTGGTTTACCTAAAACAGACCCAACTACGATATTAGCGCCAGTTCCATTAGTTCCAAAGTTGTCTAACTCTAAAACATCGTCTACTTTGTATCCATCACCTCTAGAGAAGATTGTTACAGAAGAAATACCAGAACTCTTTGTTTTTAAGATTTCAAACTCTTGTTTTAGAGCATCCTTTACATCATCAATCAATTCATAGTCAGAATTACCAAATGAGAGGTAATATGGAGCTACGTTTCTTGTAAGATCTCTAGATGAGATGTCAATGTCCTGATTGAAGAAAGTTACGAAGTTTTCTTCAATTGGAGTGTCTTTAAATGAGTTTCCAACAAGATATGGGAATTTTGGTTTAGCAACACCACTGGAATCAACATCTACACTGTAGAAGTAAGCATATACTCCATCTGGGTACTGAGGAGTCACACAATAGCGTCCACCGTGTACGTCTAGGTCTCCTGAGTTGTCAAAGATGTAATCATTGGTGAAATATCCAAAAGCAAAGCCAGGAGGTCTTATACCCGATCTTAGAGTGGTGTCAAGAATGAAACCAGACTGTAATCTTTTGATTGCTCCTCCTGTTGGAGTCTGATATCCATAAGGACCGTAAATTGGGTTGCCATCGTAAGCATATCCAAGAATAGGAGAGTGAAAAGCGTTAGGTGTCTCTAAATTACCAGCATCAATGTTATCTCCAAGTTGGAATCTAAGTTTTTGTGGAGGATAGATACCAATCGTCTGTAATTGGAAAGCAGGGTTAGTGCTTGGTTTAGTAAGTAGCGAATCTTCGTCACTAATGATAGCATCGTTCTTTTGAACTTGGTTTATCTTCCATTCACGAACGTCTGCAATGAATTTAGCAGATTTACCTCTGTTTTGTAAATCTAAAGTAGTATCACTTGATCCGTAACCAATACCACCATCAAGAATCTGTACACCAGTGATTTTGCCGCCAGATACAAGAGGTTTGATGTCTGCAAAGCTACCTGTTGGACTGAAGATGTTAATATCGGAATCTTCACGGTATCCTTTACCAGAAGCAAGGATTTGAACGTCTACAATCGACCCATCGATGATAATTGGTTTTAATAGTGCTTTGAACACAACAGTTGAGATACCAACATCAGGTCTTCTGTGGAAATCCATGATATTAGTACAACCATAACCAACACCACCTTCTTCTAGGTAAACACTTTCGATTTCACCAAGAACTAAAGGTTCTATTTCTGGTTTGATGATAGTTGTGCTACCAATAGCAGATAAACTCTCTACATTAATGACAATAGGTGGATATTTGATAGTATGCTTACCAGAACCAAATCCACGAATTACAACAGGCTTGTTTTTGGTGTAATTGGTCATATCTCTCTGTGATGAGACACCTACATCACATAGTCTGAATCTATTGCTGTCTATAACTCTAACTGCATACTGTGTGGTTGTAGAAAGACCATTTGCAATAGTTCCATCAGTAGAATACTCTACAATTTCACCATTATTGAAATTATGATTGTATGCAAGAATATAATCGTCCGATGTGCTGATACCTGACTGAGTATCACCGTCTACAGATCTACCTTGTACGATAATTTTCTTGTTGGAGTATCCAGATCCAGAATTCTTAACGTAAATCTTAGTTATTGTGTTTTTAGCTTCAAGTGAAGTAAATTTATGGAAACCATAGCTGATGTTTCCAATGTCTACAGTGTTGATGCCTGTTTTTGCATCTTCTGATGTTTTGTATAACTTAATTCTCTTTTCATTAACCACACCAGCGTAGTAAGTTGATCCATCAACGATATTAACAATAGGTGGGTTGCCTCTAGAGTCATATACTATTGCTTCACCTTCTTCAAAGTTATGTCTCTCTGGAAAGAGCACACTTTCATCAAAAGTATCAACTGATGTACCATCAGCCTTGAAGTTTACAACAATAGCACCTCTAACTAGGTTAGATTCAAGGACGGCACCAGTTCCGTTACCACCACTAACAGTAATCTTGGGTTTTTCCTGATATCCGATGCCAGGAGTAACCAATTTAACTTCTCTGAATGATCCAGACACATTAGCATGAGCACTAGCACCAAATCCTTGCGGATCGTTAATGACGAGTGGAGGTCCTGTGATAACATCATAATCTTTGCCTGGATTTGTAACTTTTATGTTGGTAATATTACCGTGGAAGATTTGTTCATCAAAAACAGTCGGTGGGAATATCTCCACACCGTTTGCCATCAAACCAACTGCTCTGTTATTTACCTGTCTCTCATTAGGATCATCAAAAAGATTTTTCTGTTTGTAGAATGGATACTTTCTAAGAATCTTTTGATTTCTAAGTGTTTTATTTTCCCAGCCTGACTTGTAGATAAACTGACCACTAGTTCCTGTTCTTACTGCAATATATTTTTTAGAAAATACGTCAGCGCCACTGAATGACAGATAAAATTCAGTTTGGTTGATTGCAGTTACAAAATAAACACCAGTATTGATGCCACTGTTAGTTGTGTTGTCCCAATAGATTTTATCACCAGTTACATAGTTGTGATTTAAGGGAGGAGGTGTTGCCAGAGTGACGTTGGTGGGGTCAAACGACTGAATGGTATAAGTAAACCCACCGCCGTTTAAAGGGGTTCCAAATCCGTCTGTGACCTCTATGGTGCTACTTTTTACGAATACTTTATTGTCAGTTGCAAAGATTGGATAGTTTGGTAATCCAGATGAAGTGACATAGAAGAATTCTTCTTGTTTGTCTAGGTAACTGTTTTGAATACCAACTGGGAATTGATCTACACCAGCGAAATAACTAGAATTATGCTCTGCTTTAGTAACAGTCTTTGTAATTATGGTTACATCAGATGGAACAGCACCAGTTGTTTGTATAACAATCGTATTTGAGTAAACCTTAGATAGGTTAGTTGTATCATACTCAATATCTTTAACTGTTACGTTAACTTCTTCACCAGCATCATTTCTGAGACGTAATACTTCATCAATATAGAAAACTATAGCATCAAATAACTTGAGTCTGTATGTATTGACGTTTACCTGATTGATAGAAGCAATACTATGACTTGATGGTATGTTGTAGATCCAGTTATTGAACTGAGGCAAGTTGCCTAAGTCTCTACCGAAGGAAAGTAACTTAAGATTATCACCAATCTGCATATTAGTGGATTGGGAAGTATCTGCCTGATCAATAACATTAACAAGTCTAAATTCCATCAATGATGTTTGACCAAAACCAGCATAAGCATATGCAAGTTTGTTTTCTAGAACATCTGCACCAAAAACTAAAGAAGTAGTAACACCAGTAACGTTTAAGAACTGGTTTACGGTTTTATCAGTGTATCTAAGAGTAATAAAGTTAGATCCAGCTCTAGGTCTTACAAGTAATGTACCACTTTGTCCAAATCCAACAGTAGAGTCAACTACAAGACTCTCTGCGGACTCTACAGTCTCCTCTAACGCCTTTGTTTTACCAGGCACTTGGAATATACCATCAAAGGATGTAGAGTCGAGAGACATCTCATAGAAGTCTGTCTGATTGATTGGTCTATACTCTACATTGTAGATAGATGCACTGACTGTACCGATTCCAGACACATCTTGATACAAGAAGTTACCAATAGACTCCAATGGTTGTGCGCCTGGAGTCAAGTTCTCAAGAAGAACGTGTTTAGTTTTGAAATATACGTTTGCAGACGGTACGAGTGTCTGTTCAATCGGTTTTAAAAGCTCGATGTCTTCTCCATAGAGAAGTTTGAAGAGAATCTGATATGAAGAGTCAGTTCCCTTAGACATATAAAAGTCTTTTGCCCTAGTTAGGACATTTGTGACAGATGTTCCACTTACAAAACTTCTATCCTCAAAGCCAGGTAAAAATTCTGTTTTAAATTTTGTAAAAAACTCCTGTAGGAAAAGATTACTTAAGTTAGTTACTGTTGCACCAGTTACATGTTGTTCAGCGCTAGTAATTTGGAAGTTTAAGAACTCAGCATTGTCTTCTTTTGATATTTGATCAATGCCACTGAATCCTCTTGCACAATCGACAAAGGATGTGTCAGTTTTAGTCTTATATGTTATTATCTCATTGTCAATCTTCAATAAACCATAGGTGGATGGCCACCCAACAGTTGATTCTACGTTTATTGTTTTCTGACCAGCAAAAACGTTATCAGTAAGAGTCGTTGATGTAGTTAAAGTCTCTGCATTGAAGGCTCCTACCTTTCGATACTCAGGTAGATTGTTTGCTAAGTCAACTGCACCAGACTTATGTTCTAGTGATTCGTAATATTGGTTTAAAAAGCTCGCAAAAAGAGGTGATTCCTGATTTACAAATTCTGGAATCTGAGATTCTATGACATGAGAGATTTTTACTCTTTTAATATCTGTCATTTACCTTGTGTAGATTGATTCGCTAGCGTAACTAGATGTTGTGACGTAAGAAGTAGCAGATGTATTCTCACCAGAAGATATAACATCGGGAAGTGCATCAACTGTACTGTTTGTAACGTCTAATTGTAAGTACAAGTCCTTAAGTGCAATAACGTCATTGGAATCTGGTATTGCCTCTACTTCAATTAGTCCACTTGCTAAAGTAGACCCTGATATATTTACCACGTCTAAATTAATCTCTCCATGAACATAATCCACAGTCCCTGCATCATTCTTAACGATTAGGGGAAGGTTGTTTACAAGTTTGAAGAAGACAATTTTACCAAAACTAGTTCCAGCTGTAGGAATATCACCAAGATATATGGTTCCGTCTATGCCATTGACTGAAAATCCTGTAGAACGTATTCCGTATCCATTTGGTTGATCATAAAAAGCATTTCCATAACAAAGTTCATAAGTTGCGAAAGTATTAAACTCAGGAATGAGATCTCTTCTCATTTTTACCTTCGTAATGTTAGAAGTAACACCTCTCGCAGAGGCATCAATCAATCCAACAATTTTAGAGTACTTGAATCTACCACCAAAGTCGTTGATGTCAGATGATCTAGAATATGAAGTTAAGGCTTTGGTTACAGATGTAAGTAATTCGGTTGTATCTGAAACTGAGTTACTGTTATAGTAAACAGAAGTATCAACTTCGACATAAAGATACTTAAGGTCAATAATTTCTGGTTTGATACCAGCGATTGAATATTGTTTGAGTTGCCTAGAGATATCGTCTTTGGTAATCTGTGAAAGGAACGAACCATTCTTAGGTTTGATGGAAATAAACACTTTTCCAAACTCAGGAGGATCTAACTCCTCTCCACCGTAGGCGGTCACAGACTCGACGTTAGGATATACGAATGGAATTATACCAGAATAGTCACTTGCCGTTACTGCACGGTATTGTGAGGAGTATATACGAGGTGCTAGGTATTTGATTGAACTGATATCTTCAATATCGTCTCCCATTGAAGCTTTGTTCGCAGTTTGGATTACTGAGATACCTGATGTTATTGATAATGCCCTATCATCTTCTAAAATTCCAATAAATGAGAAATTCTTAGCATCATTTCCAGCTCTTCCATTTGAAACAATATAACTTACATTTACAATCGCTCCAGAAGGCGGTTTTTTACCTAAAATTCCGTCTCCAAATAAAATTTCATAGTGTTCATCTTCAATTTCTTGGATTAAGAACAATTTTGACTCAGCATCTACTCTTAAAATGTTATCATAGAGCGTATAGATCTCAGATGTGGTAGAAGTAACGGTTACACGGATAGAAGTTGTGTCAATATTCGCATTTGGAAGAATAAATCTTTGATTTGGTTGAGAATAATCAATCTGAAAACTTTTTTGAAGGTAAATTCCTTCGTAAACATTCAAATTATTGAAAATAGCAACATTGTTGTCACCAGTTGTAGCAACAAAGTCGTCTGGAATGGAAAAAATGTAAGATCCACCGACTTGATTACCTAATGCAACCTGTCCAGCCTTCAAAGTTACGATTCTTGTATCGTTAGTTCCTAAGTCAACACTAAAATTGATGGTTGCCATTGCAGATCTGGCAGATCTTGGTACATAACCTATGTTTCTAGCAAGTGAAACCACATTTTCACGCAAAGTTGCACTGTCAAGGAAACATTCGTTAACCGCCATGTTAGTATTGTAAGCGGTTATGTAAGTATTGTAAGCTAAAAGATCAATCAAGGTCGAAAAGTTCGATCCTTCAAAGTCAAAATCAGCAAAATCACTGTTTACTCGAAGGTAATCTTTAATTTGTTGTCTTAGAGAAGCGAAGTCTAAGTTTGTAAACTGGTTGAAAGACATTATATTCTAGTTGATTGTAGGATGAAGTCTATTTGTTGTCGTGGAGCAGTGATTCCAACTATATCGTATCCGATTTCTATAATTAAAGAGTTACTATCCATTGGATATACCACTTTTACTTGAGTATTTGCAACTCTAGGTTCAAAGTTATCTAATAAAAGAACAATATCATCCTCTAATTCCATAGCTGCATCACTTCCAGCTATCTCAAACATCTGATCTTCAATCCTACTACCCAAAAGTGGGTTATAAAATCTTTCTCCGACCTTTGTTCTTACCAAATTCATTACAGAACGCTTGATTGCGTCTTCATCGACAAGAATAGCTACGTCATTAGTGACAGGATGCCTTGAAAAAGACAGGCTTATGTCTCTAAATCCTTTAGATGATGCTCTACTCTGGTCAATGCTAGCCATTATTCACTTAGATTTTGTTTTCTTTTCTTGTCATTAGCGTCATCACCCACAACTTCACGCAAAATTGTGTCATCTTCTTCTGGTTTTTCAATAAAACCATCTTTAAAACCGCCAAATGGAGTGTTCTTCAGCTTCATTTTAGACAATATTATTATCATTATGTATTTAGACACAAAAAAAGACCCTTTTGAAGGGTCTTGAAACTAATTTTTGTGTATTTCTAACCAGCAGCTAATGGAGATTGCTTATCATTTGTGTTTGCAGCAGCTTTTTTGCGTGCTTGAGCGCTCACATCATACTGTCCTTTAACACTTCCACTAGCGAAACCAGCACTTACTACGTTATGGGGTGCTAATTTTGGATCTGAATCTGCCATCTTTTAACCTTTTTCTTTTTATTTATCAATCTGAGCCCGTAATCGGTCTGGAGAGATACCTTCTTCAAGGTAAAACTCCAATCTGACTTGTGCCTGCTCCTTAGTAAGACCTACATCTAACTTAGGATCGTTGACACACCAGCCAGAAGTTCCCAATTCTACTACTTTGTACTTAACATCCATTAGATTATCCTTGTTTTTTCGTGACCAACACGGATTTTAGGATCACACCAGATCTCCATACCCGCTTCTTTTGCATCTAAACAGAAAGATACGTCTTCTCCACACATATCTTGGACTTCTCCTGAGTCAAAGACTTGCATTTTTGGTGCGAACCAAGGATATTTCATCTCTTTGTGCTCAAATACACCATGTTTGACGAGTAACCAACCAAATCCAGTGTAGTCAACAGTGAAAGGCTTGCGTCTACGAGAGATAGATTCGATAGTTTCGTGATTCATCACTCCACCATTCTTTGCAAAGTCCTCTTCTTCTAACCAATGTGCAACAGATGTTGTCTTTCCGTCTTCTGTACAGTACCAACCAGCTGCAATATCCTTTTGCATCCATACTAAACGATAAAACTTCTCTGTATCAAATACGATATCTGAGTCAATCCATAGTTGGTAGTCATATTTTAGTTTACCATCCCAAGGAATCTGGTCTGGGCCTCTTAATACGTTTGCACCAAGGCACTTGCATCTTGCAAAGTTAACCATTGATGAGTAATCTTGTGAGATTTGGATACTAGATCCATTCTGTACAAGGTCAAAGCATAGTTGAACGAAGTTCTTTAAGAAAATATAAGATACTCCTCTACCTGGCAGACAGAAAACTATTGCTTTACCTTTTGCTAATGCTTTCGCTTCCTCTAGATTAAAATCGTCTTCGACCTTTTTAGTCTTCGGAGCTTTTGCTTTTACTGTAAATCCTTTTGCCATAACATGTAATCAGTACATAGTAAGTATAACACCGATCAATCAATCTGTCCAGTGTCTTATTATATAGTCGTCAATTCTTAACAACTTTTATCTCCTGAGTACGGAGATCATCACTCGGATAATGTTTGAAATATTCCCTTATATATTCTAGCTTATGTTTAATATCGTGGTGCGGAACTTTTTCCATGATTAAGTTCTCGCCAATATAGACGTTAAACGTACTCATCTTCCCATTCAGCAAGCAAATCTTCAAGGTCTTTGCGAATGTCGGGATGGTACATTAAGTGATTATCATTTTCGAGACGGAACTGAATTGATTCGTATAGTAATTCCATTGTTCCAGCGTCGAGATCGAGCTGCATTGTATCTTGTAAGTTCATTATGTTTCTATCTATACATTTTGGTTTCTTAGAGTGGTGTACGTTCGATTTTTTTTGTCAGTTTATCCCGATACTTTCTGCGACCAGTAACTACCTTCTCCATTTGTTTGTCACTATATCTAGTCGTATAATATCCCTTACTTGCCAGAAGTTTGGCAGAGTCGTCTAAAACGGTTATTTTTTGAATCATCACAATGGTAAACAGATGATCAACCTTTGTAAGTAACCATAAATCTTTTCCCTGACAGTTCAATAAAGTATTCAGAGCGTCAACTCCTCCACCCATTGTCTCTGGATTAATATGATTCGCATTACTGTGTGCTGCAACTATTACTACATCCTTACTGCCATCAAACTTATCACACTCTTCCGACACTACTTCCCAGAAGTCATATGCAGAGAAATAGTCATATACCTTTCTAAAACTGAGACGATTCTCATCTCTCGCCTTCTTCGCAAAGGGACAACGAGGTCCATTATAATCAGGACTAATTGGATCAGGCTCCTGTAGATGTGAAACCCAATCGTCAGTAAAATCTTCCAGATGATCAAGCGGGTGCATTAAAAGGAAGCCTCCTCCCTTAAACACTCATCTCCTATACAGACAGAGAACGACAAACTATCTGTATGATATGAACGATATATCTTCGCCCATATCAAATCGAACTCTTCTTCAGTTAAGTTCTTAAACAAACACTTATCCTCGAAATAAATGTGATAAGACTTTAATCCTTGATCCGTTGTGGTACTTGAATTGTCCATGAACCTCCTTTTAAATCTACCATCTTAAACTTCTTCTTGTTACGCTCGATCTCCAACAACCAACTCTCATTCATAGTGCTGCCATATTCAATAGGGTTCATACCGACAAAATCAAGTATTGCAGTATCTACCATAAAGAATAAACTATCCCATGTCAGTGTATGTTGTAATGCACTTGCTATCTGTTCCACTTCATACTCAGATAGTTCATGCCCAGTGACTTGTGCTCGACATTCAACTAACTCAGTGAGATCAATAACAATCCTATTATTCTTATATATTGCCATAATGTTCTCTTAACTATTCAAAGGAGATGCCTTCTTCATCAGGAAGATCAAGTAGTTTCTCTTCAACCCAATGCTCCTTATTATCAATACCAGCAGCTTCAACATACTGCA